AGTATTGCATCAAACTCAGCTAAGTCAGTAGCAGCGTTAACACCAGTAACACCAGTAGTAACGTTACCTCTAGTTTCTATAGAATAGAATAAACCTTCAGTACCTGCATCACTTTCTGGAGATAAACCTAGTTCACCATCAACATTAGTCGAGTTAGAACCTGGAATAGACTCAAGCATTGCCATTTCTAAGTAGTCAGTAAATCTAGCTCTTGTGTCAGCTTCAGCTTTTAAGTACCATAAGTACCCAGAAGCACCACCTTCAGAACTAACTTCTACCCAACCAATTCTAGAAGAGTCAGAACCTGAAACTTCGTAGTAGTCTTTCATAATAATCGGCTTATTAGTGAAAGTTTTGAAGTCTGGCTCGTTAGCACCTCTAGTAGTAGAACCATCATAGTTATCACCTTTCTTAAATTCAGAACCAATAACTAATAATGTAGCAGCACTAGCTGATTCAGAGTGTCCACTTAAAACATCTTCATCATAAGCTCTAAGACCTATATCAGCGCCATCAACAGCTACAACTAAACATCTTGATACTTTACCAGCAGAAGCTAATAATACAATATCATGATTACGCACACCATGCGTAGTTGTTATCGCGTTTCCATCAATATCTGTTACACTAGTAAATTTACCTTTTGCACCAGACGAACCTACATTACCATCTAAATCCACAGTACCTTTTAAAGAAATGTGTAATCTTGATTGTTCAGACCATATAACTCTATCAGAAGTCATAGCCTCTTCCGCCCCAACTTGTGCTAAGAAACCTGAAATAGTCCTAGGACCAAAAACTTCAGCTTCTTTTTCCATTAGTTCAGGCAGGTATTGTTGTGCCCAACCTTCAGTTGAAGTGGACGTAAAATCTACGTAGTTTGTAGATAGTGTTTGCTGCTGTGGAGCAGGCACACTATTTAAACTACTTCCTGCAGTAATTGCCATAATTTTAAATTTTTAAATGTTATTTATTGTTTTTAATTTTAAACTTAAAATCAGAAGATGTTTGACCTAAAACTTTCATTTTTATACCACTTGTTTTAGCTTTTCCGTGGCTTTGCCTTGGATTCATATCAACATTTTTAGAATTAGCAACGCTATCTTTCATAGCATCAGCTTTTCCTTGTTCATAAAAATGCTTAGCAATTGCATCTGCGTTCATTGCTGTAAATAAAGATTTATGATAACCATTAGCATCTGATAAAGCAGAATTTTTATCTAAAAACTTTTTAGTAAAATTACTTATATCGCTCTGAGTATTTTTAATCTCTTCAGCATTGTTCACATTAAACCTGTACTTTTTATCACCAACGTTGTATTCAAAACCTTTGAACTTGTTGTTAAAAACTTGATTAGTTTTTTGTGTAAAAATATCAGTGTTTTTTTGTTTTAGCTTTTTAGTTTCCTCTGATTCTTTGTTGTATCTATTAAAAAAATCCCAAGCTTTTTGTTGTTCAGGCGTAAGCCTAGAACCAGCTTTAATTTCTTTATAGTATTTGGACTTTTGCCCGTCCAAGTGGCTTCTAGCGCTGGCAACTTGCTCTTTAAACGCTAATTTTTTTCTTTTTATTTCTCTATCGGTATCTTCATCTTCATCTATTTGAAAAGAGTCTTCCATTAAGAAATTTATTTCATCTGTAGTTAAATGAGGTTTTGTTTGTTTGTAGTATTCATATAATACGTCATTATCATTTAACTTACCGTAGTCTTGATTTAAACGAACATAATCATTTATATCACCACCAGTTTCTTCCATGAAGTCCATTAACTTTTGGATATTTTCAGGAAGAGGTTCACCTGTTTCTTCAGCAGCAGCTATAGCTTCTTCAACTTCTTCTTTAACTTCTTCAACTTCTTCTTTAACTTCTTCTTCAGTAATTTCTTCTAATACTGACTCTTCTTGTGCTTCTGCTTCCGGTTGTACTTCTTCTTGTTCTTTTGGGGTGTCGGCATCCTCAGACTTTGGAGCCACTCCCTCGTCGTTAGTGTTATCTTCTTTAACTTCATCTTCTACTGGTTTTGGTGGTTTACTTAAATCTACTTTAATAACGTCATCATCATCTGCGCTATTAAATTTTGTTTCTTCAACTTGTTCAGTTGTTTCTTGTGTAGTCTCCTCGACTACGTTTTCATTTTTTTCTTCCATAATATAATATAATAATAATTAATAAATTTATCTAGGATCAAAAGCACCTAAATCAAATCCTCCACCTAGTATATCATTACCTGCGGATTCAAAGTTTTTAGGTGGTTTGCCTGTCTTTCTTTGTTCAATCATCTCACTTTGTTGAGTTGCTTGAATTTTTGTTCTCTCATCTTTTCTATCTTCTTTTTCTTTCTCTCTACTTTTCATACCTTCAACTTCCATGCTTTTTAACTGCATGTTCATTTGAAACTCTAGTTGCATTAATTCTTTTTTATGCTGAACTTCTTGCATCATTTTTCTTGAATCTAACTCAGCTTTAACTTGCTCCATCTCTAACTTGCTAGCATTAATAGCTTGGTTTTTTTGTATCTCAGCTTGAGCCGCTGCAGCGGTAGATTGTTGATTTGCTTGAGACTGAGCTTCTATATTTGCTTTTTGTATTTCTTGATCTCTTTCTAGCTTTTTCTGTCTTTTGATTTTTAACATTTGATTAGCTAGTTTTATGTTTTTTATTTCTCTAAGATCAATAGCATCAGATAGCTCTATTAATTCTTTACCTAAAGCCATTTGTATATTGTTTTCTAACATTTGTCTTTCTTCTTCATCAGGTTGCAATGTTATAAATATACCAAAATCATACAAATGTAAATTAGACATTTCTTCTAATGTAGCTACATTATGAGCACCTATAGCTTGTATAAAAGCATCTTTAGTAGGAGAATATTCTATAATATCAGATATTCTAAGTGAAAGTTGCTCTGCAGTTTCAGCTGTTAAAAATAAACCAGCTTGCAATATATGTCTTGTTGCTGTGTTACTATTTGCTGCAGCTAGTTTTTGTACACCAACTAAAGCGTTTTTATCAGGCATACCACCGTCTCTAGCCTCGTTAAGCCCGGTAGTATCTCTTATCATTTGTAAATAATAATTATAAGTTTGTATTAAACTTTGCATTTTACCGCCACCATTGCTAGATGTTATTTCTTGAATAGGTACTTTACCTGGATTCATATCACCATCTTGAGTCATTGATCTACCAATAACACTACCAGTTTGGAAGAACATGTTTAAAGCTTCTTGCGGATTATAATTTGTTCCATTACCTAAGTCTATTTCAGCTAGACCATCTGCATCTAAATAAACACCATCTGGTACTAGTCTAGACATTACTTGTTGTAGCTTTAAATGTGTAAGCTGTATCATGTCAGCAAAACCTGTTATTCTACTAACTAAAGACTCTATTTTACCTTGGTATATACGAGGCGCAACAATAGAGTAATTCATTTTAACTTTAGTATAATCACTTTTAGGACGCATCATATTAGCTGCCATCTCCCATTTTAACAACTTGTTAGTGCCAAGAATAAAAGCGCCTTCATAAAGAGTTTCTATAGATCTTAATAGTTTTGAGTAATCACCTTCTTTACCTTCTGGTGGATTAAACTGATCATCTTTAGGTATTATTTTATCAGCACCAGTACCTGTTTCTTTTATTTTATAAACCTCGTTCATATAAGTTTTGTAATTAAAATATAAAACTTGCACTGTGTTACTATCTTCTTTTATATAGTTGTCTGTAGAGTTGTAATTGTTTTTAGCGTTAGATCTTGTTTTTATTATTTCTTCTAAATCTTCATGTGTTAAAAAAGGAAACTGTTTAGCTAGCTCATTAACAGGTATAGATTTAACTTCACCAACATAATATATATCATCAAAATAAGGAGAGTCGGTGTAAGAGTAAACTATATCAGCTGGATCAACATAATCTATAGTAACACCTTCAGAAGTATTAAAATTAGTTTTTACAGCTCCAATACCAAGAACTGTTAAGTCATAATAAAATCTTTTCTTTATAAGCTCGTAATTATTACCTTCCATTAAAATAGATAAAGCTTGTTCTTCCGCTAGCTCTACAGCTTGCTTGTAATTAAGTTGCATATGTAACCCTAACTCTTCTTCTGTATCAGGTAGTTCATCAGGATTATTTTCAAAAAGATTTATATTTAAGTTTGATTTTACAGCCTCATTAAAAGTTCTTGTCTTCATATCTCTTAATACAGACTCCATGTATTCAGTACGCTTTTTTACTCCAAATGGATCTTGAGAATAAGCTTTTATGTCATATGTTCTTTCAGCAATACCATTAACAACAATATCAACAAACTTAGGTATTATTGGTACTGGCTTCCAGTCTAAATTTAAATAAGATAAATCACCGTTTATAGATAACTCATCTTTGTATTTTTGTATAGACTGTTCACCTCTAGCATATAATCTTAATCTGTGATAATCATTTTGATTATTTCTATATCTATTTATGTTACTATCATTATTAAACCATTCAGTTTGTATTGCTTTAGCTACTTTTAAACCATAATCATAGCTTAACTTTTCAGCATCACTTACAACCTGACTTGGAAAATAACTTTTAACACCATAATTTGCCATATGTACTATTTAATTATTTTTGACATATTTCCAGTATTAGTGTACCTTGATATGTTTATGTTTAATTTAGGTTTTTCTATTTTTACGTTTGGAGCGTATAAGTGCCTATTGTTTGCCATTATAGCTAAACCGCTACTTATAGAAGCGTCAAACTTTGTTCTTTTGTTTATATCAAATCTAGACCAATCATTTAAAGTAGCATTAAAATATAAACTACCAAAACTACCATCTTGTCTCATACCTACGTGATCTTGTATATACATTTCAATTGCTGCGGCGTGAGCTTGTTTTATGTCTTCACTTGTGTTAGGTATACCCCCAACTTCTTTCTCTGCCACAGATAATTTATTCCAAGCTTTATCTGGTCTGTTCATACTGTAGCCTCTATATCCTCTTCTTCTTAAATAATATAATAATCTAGGTTTATTGTTCTCTGCGAGTATTGGCATACCATAAAATACTAGTGCCATCAACACATCTTCAAAAAATATTTCAGCCGTAGGTGGTCTTGATAAGTACTCTAAAAAGAAGCTGTTAGCTGGAGCGTCCTCCATACTAAACTTAGTTAAGCCATGTAAAGCTCCTTTAGAACCTTGACCATCTACGGTTCCTGATATGTCATACGAGTCACAGCCAAAAGAACCCATATGTTCGTTACCAGGATATTTTCTACCGTTTTTAAGTATTACTCTGTTTTGTAGTTCTTGCTTTGGAACCCAGCTTATTTTAAATCTACCTTTTGGATCTGGATAAAATATTACTTGTGAATCTTTAATACCATTTATCCATTGAAAATTACCAGTTGTAATACCTAAAGAAGAAGACATCTCTTCATTATAATCTATTTGCTCGTATATTTTTACTAAATTAAAAATACTACCTTTAGCTTCATCTCTAAATGCATGCTCTTCAGTTCTTGGAAACTGACGATAAAATTCGTTTAAAGCATCTTGATCATTTTTTAAACCATCAGCTTCGTTTTGCCAATGGTTAATAACGCCTACATCTATTAGTTCACCGTCTGGTGCAAAGACGTCGACGTCAGGAGTATTAAATACTGGAACTCCGAACTCGTCAATAAATCCTTCGTAGTTCCATTCCATTGGGATAAAAAGAGAGTATAAGCCAGACTTTGTTTGACCGTTTCTATTTCTTTTTGTGACATCTGACGCTCTGTATAATTTTTTAAAATTTTCACCACCTTTATCTAATGCGTTTGAAGTCGAGCCCATCATACATTTACCTATAACTCTACTACCTAATCGTAAACATGTTTTAGTTACTCGCCAGTTATTTAATATATTATCGGGTCTTTCCCACTTACCACTTTCATCATGTACTAGTAGATTTAGCTTTTCACCATCATAACTATTGTCGCCTGTATTTTTCCAGTCAATAGTTGTATCTAAACCTTCTAGTTGTTCTACTTGTTCATTAGTAGTTATCTTTTTTCTGGTAAACTTGCTAGCAGGTACTCTATAAGCTAACTCAGTTTTAGGACGATCCATACCATCTTGAATAGGTTTAAAGAAAAAAGGATAATTAATACTAATAGGTACCACTTTGTCTGTAAACATTTTTTTAGCATCAGCACCTGTTTTAGAGAGTATACCATATCTACTATCACTTGCAAGAGTGGCTAAATTAACTGTTTCAGCTGATGACATAAAAGAAAAACCACTACGACGATTTTTAAGGTAACACATACCATAACATCTTTTATCAGCTTTACAAGCTTCCCAGAATAAATAAAATAATCTGTTTGATTCTCTAAAATCTGGTGCACCTACATCTATTTTACTCCATTGCAAATACATATAATGAGCACCTGTTATGTATGTTGATTTGTTATTATTTACAAACCAAAAGCCTTCGTCTCGCCTTTTAAACTCTTCATCTATATAATCGTACCACTTGTCTTTTTGATCTTCTGGGTAATTACGCCAATCAAATATATTTTTTAATCTAGATATTTCTTTTGGCTGTTCAAGCTTAACCCACTTATTTTTTTCGTGTTTAAATACTTCTTTTGGTTGTTTAGGTAAAGCTATTTTAAGATTTTGTATTTCTACTATTTCACCTATTGTACCGGTTTTAGATATAACAATTATATCATTTTCTTTGTTATATCCGTATTTCCACTTCTTACTACGATTTAACCTTGTTAAAGTAGTTTTTTTAACAGGTTCTATTGTTCTAACTAAATTTTGACTGTACATTACTTAGATCTACCTTCTGCGAATCCTTTAAAGACTTTTTTCTCTGTCTCTTCAGGTGTTTTGCCCTCGAGTAAGTTTTCTTCTTCTTGTATTCTGTTAAGTATTTCAAATGCGTCAAATATAGCTAGTTTTTTAGTAGCTGCCGCGTTTTTTAATCTATCAGCTGAT